GGGTTAGAGAGGCTCATCGACCGTAGGAGGCAGGGGCGAGGGGCCGGGAGCGGGAAGCGAGGGATCGACGCGGTCAAGTAGGAGGCCTCGATCTCCTCCCGCTGCTTCGTACTCCTCGAAAAGGCTCTTAAGCTTTTCGGGAGACTCAGCGATCACCGATCGGCGGTGGATCTCCCACTCGGCCAGCGTCTGCAGCTCGGCGAGATCACGATCCGTCAGGGTCGCGAGGTCGATCGTCGTCTTGGTGATTGAGTCCGTGAAAACAGCCATCTAGGCACTTCTCCTTATTTGGCGCGGATGATCTTCTGCACTGTGTAATACGGCTGGAGCAGACTCATCGACTGGCTTTCACCTGTCTGCCCGGTCTCCGTATCCCCATTGGTGAGGCCGTCATTCGCAGCCGTCGCAATCCACGAGCCATTGGACTGATTCAGGGAGATGAAAGACTGCCTACCATTGCGTTTCTGCCGGTCAAACCACGTGCGATCGTTCCCCGCGTGACGGTGCGCAGGCATTTCCGAGATCGTGATCTGATGACGCTTCTCACCGCCCGTCTGACCGACCGACGAGAATTCCCCCGACCCATCGGCCATGACAGCGACACGGCCACGCAGATCCGGGACCCTGAACATGTCACCAAAGCGATACCTGCCGCCGAGGACTTGCGCGAGCTGGGGATACTGCACGACGGGATACGTTGCACCGTCGCAGAGCAGGTAATCCTCCGGAGCACTGGATCCCGCGAAATCGATGACCGTGCCTACAGGGACGGCTGGACTCGTCTGCACAGCTGCAGCGGATCCGGAAGCGAGGACGAGAGCGCGACGCGCAGCCAGCAAGACCGGGACGCGCTGCCCCTGCACAGGAGACCCGACGACATCGATACTCGTCAGCGCTGCAGACTGTCCATCAAGGATGACCGAGACCGGATTTACGGCTGAGATCGTCCCCCAGCGGAGGGACACTTTCTCCCCTGCGATCCCAGCCACCGCCTCAAGCTGCTCGGCTAGGAAGGTCGTGAGGTCCTCTACCATCGGCCAACCTCCTTAAGAGTCGTCGTCTGGAGCGCGGTCGGCTCGAGCTGGATCCTCGTCTCTTGGACCGTCGCGAGGACGCTTACTCCGCCCGACCGATAGCCGACCAAATCATTAGGAGCGAGAGGCAGAGGAAGATGCTGGATCTCGATCTTCCCAACCGCTCCCGACGCTGCCGCGAGGCGTCGCTTCGCAAGATCAGTGATCACCTGTTGGTTAGCTGCCTCCACGCCCGTCTCCACTTTCGAGACCCAGCGACCCCGAGACTGATAGGACGCAGGAGACGCAGGGTCTCGATTCTCTGCATAGCCGACAAAGCCTGCTTTTCCCCCACTGCCCTGGGACACGCAAATGTAACGATTCGGGATAGCTGCGAGGTCCTGCTCGCGTGTGAAATCCGCGAGATGAATAGCGGTCTCTCCCTCTACGAAATCCCAGACTTTCGCGCGACGAAGCGGATCCACATAGGGAGAGGCCTCGAAAGCCCCTCCCGCGCCCACAGTTAGCGACCAAAAGCCGATCGCCTGCAGGATGTCATTAATCGCTGTGAGCTTCGGAGTGCCTGCGTCCCAGACCATCGACGAGGAAAGCATCGGGCCTCCGTCGCTGATATTGACGGGAGAGACGTCGGCGAGGAGGTGACGGACATGTGCTAGAGGATGATTCGAGGGCACAGTCTGATAAGCAGCGACGAAAGCGTCGCCGTCTAGGAGCGAGAGCTTGGAGATCAGCTCGACCTGCAAGCTCGATCCACCCTCGCTATACGAGAGCTTCGGTGAGGCGAAAAGGAAGACGCCAAGAGGCCACGACTCTCCGGATGCGAGCTTGTAGACGATCTTGACTCGGTCTTTCGCCCAATCGATTTCCTGCCCGCGATCGACGAGATTCAGCGTCCCCGATGTCCGCAGGCGCGAGCCCGCAGACATCGACACCTCGCCGCCCTCGACGCCGTCGAGACGACCCTTCTCACGCTCACTAGAGTCGAGAAGGACCACCTCGATCGACGCCTGCCGATGGCCGGTAAGACTCACGCCTCCACCTCCTCAAGATCGAGAGAGACCTTCCACATGCCGCCGACGCTACGAGGCGCAGACACCGACGAAAGACTGCAGTAAATTCGTCGCCCAAGAGGATCCCGATACAAGAAAGGAGCAGGCAAAACCGCGAGCGCTTCTAGCTTCTGCACGTGCGTCGCGTACTCGGCGTCGGTAAGGAGTGCACTCACCGAGATCGACCGCTTTACAGCTGTACCAGTGACTTCCACGCCGCGAGCGCGGCCCGCGAAGTGCTTGACCTCGCGGTGCAGGAGGCTGGGAGTCACAGTGACTTCCGGCTCATATCGGAAGCCGACGGAGGTCCGGTATCCTGGGCCTCCGCTGATCCAGACCTGGCGGCTGTCGGTTGACAGTGTGACTGTGGTCGATTCGGATGAGGGAGTGATGCTGGATGCGGTGACTCGGTAGAGGATTTGTCCTGCGGATGGGGCTTCTCGGTCTTGGACGGTCACGTCCGTCGGGAGATCAGAAGCGATCGTCTCCCACGTCTGCCCACCATCCTGCGACCGGTCGACCTGATTAGACACCGCTGCGACAGTCTTCCCGACCTTGGGCGGTGGGTTGGTAATCCCTAGAGAGACGACGCCGGTCGAGTCATCCCACTGCGCGGAGACCTTCGGCGCTTCCGGCGGAGCGTAGCGGACTGTGCTCTTGCGAATTTCTGGCTTGGATTCTAGGCCTTCGTTAGAGACCACGACGACCGAAGTCGTGTACTCGTGGCCGTTGACTGCGCGCTCGGGGACCGTGTATGAGGTCGCTGTACCTTGGATTGTTTCATCGGTGACGACGCGATTCTCGGTCGCGTCTGTCACTCGGACTCGCGCGAGGATCTGCTTCGCTCCGCCCTGCTGACTATAGGACCACGAGACAGCGAGCGCACTCGTGTCGATCGTCGGTTGAGGAGTGAGTATACCGACGACTGGACGAGAGGAGATCAGGAAGCTCGAGACCGCGCTCCACGGGGAGGCGCCCGCCTCCTCGGAGGGCTTGTACATGCCCCATGTCCGCACCTGCCAGTCATACGTGCCCTCGTCGAAAGCCGCGAGACTGTACTGCTGTGCATCTCCGGTGACCGTGTACGTCGACCAGTCGCTCTCGCCTCGCAAGCGAAGACGGACCTGCGCTTTGGTCTGCGCTGTCGTGTCTTGGGTCGCGTGAATCCACTCGAGCATCCCCTCACCCACCGGGATCGTCAATCCTTGAGGCTTGAGGCCGCCGGGAGTTCCCGGGACGGATAGCACATAGACGCTATTGGAGGTCTCACTGTATGGGGAGACAAGCCCACCGGGGCCGAGCTGACGGACCCGGTATTGGTGAGTAATCGAGGGATTGAAAGATGAATGAGTCCATGACGTCGCGCCTGCTGGCGCGGTGCCGACTTTGGTGCCTCCGTCCCAGATCTCGACGCCCCAACGATCACGGTATGGAGTCGCCTTCACCCACGTGACACTGATAGTGCCGCCGGTAATCTTCGATGCCTTGACGTCTTTCGGCGCGCCGGGCGTCGAATACAAATCTCCGGGAGAGGTCGTATTAGACGACCCGGCTTTATTCTCTACCCATTCCGACTCAGCCCCGTCATTACGCCACGCATGGATCCGCCAGCGATACTGATCATTCGCAGGCACACTCTTATCGACCCAACTACGCGCCGACGCCGGGAGGTTAGCGAGGCGACGATACTGAGCTGTCGAGGCATCCCAGCGGTCCACGCCGAGCCAATCGGCGGGAGCATTCGGGTCGGTTGCCATATCCCATGTGACGAGGACAGTGCCATCCGACCGGGATGCCGCGGTGAAATTGCTCGGCGTCGGCGGATTCCCCCACGATTTCGCGGGGATATCCCAGCCGACAGTGAGCTGCGGAGCGCCACCATTCCAAATCGGGCCGATCGACGCAGAAAATTCCACATGCCGACCGCTGCCGTACTCGGTGCGGTAGGTGCGTCGTTCACGTGAGATCTCCTTCTCGTCGTATCCCCCGCGGCCCGACGAGAAGGAGAAGCCTACGTCGCCGGAGATCTCGCCCCAGCGATGAAGCGCACTGTTGAAATTGTGCCCGTAGCCATCCGCTTTGACGCGGTAGACGATTTCCAGCTCGATCGAGCCGGAGTTCGGATCCCCATGCTGATAAATATCGATACCGACCATGAGATATCCAGAGGATCCGGACCACCACGTCATAACTTTTACTCCTTACATATAGGTATAAGAGCGGAGGGGATTAGCGGCTGACGCCGATTCGTTCTCGAAGCGATCCACGAGACACGCTGCCGAGAGCGTCCCCGGTTACTCCGTATGCTTCGACGCGCATTCGACCGACTAGCTGGTCATTGACGTCACGCACGACCAGCTCGCGAGCAGACTGCGTCTTACCAAGAGTCCAATCGGACATCATCGACGCCCGGCTGTATGCACCGAGAGCGTTGACTTGTCCGGCCTCGAGGTCGCGGATCTGCGCCTGTCCCGCTGCCATCGTCTCCGCAATTGCACTCTTAAAGAGGTGCTGCTTTTGCAGAGCACCATCTGCGAGCGCTTCGACAATCGACTGGCCGGAGTAGAGGGTCCATCCGTGTCCGGAGAAGGGGCCTTCTTTAGCGGGTGAGAATGGCAGGAGGTTACGGATGCCGCTGAGGAGGCCGGAGACTGCGTTTTTTGCAGCTGCGAACATGCTCTTAATACCGTCGATGAGGCCGCCGATGATTTTCTTGCCGGAGTTGAAAAGCATGCTTGGGAAGCCCGCGACAGCGGAGAGGATGCTTGATCCGACTTGTGCGATTGCTCCGCCGATCTGCGGGATCGCCTGCACGATACCGGTGACCAGACCGACGAGGATCTGGATACCCGCGGAGATGATCCGTGGAATGTTCTGCACGAGGATCGTGACGATCGTGACGATGATTTGAGGGAGCATCGCGATCAGCTGCGGGATCGCCTGCACGAGGCCGGTAATGACTCCGACGAGGAGCTGGATACCCGCTTCAATAATCATCGGCAGATTCGCGAGCAGCGTGTCCACTACCGTCGTAATGATCGTCGGTAGTGCTGCGATCAGCATCGGAATCGCTTGGATCAGACCATTAATGAGGGCATTTAGCATCCCCACGCCCGCCTCGATAATCATCGGGAGGGCCTGAACGAGTCCGGTGATGATGGTCGTGATGATCTGCGGGAGCATCGCGATCAGAGCAGGCAGCGTCTGTAAGATCCCGTCGATGACCGATTGTAGGAGCTGCGTGCCCATCTCAAGGATTCGCGGCAGGGCCTGCAGAAATCCATCCATGAAAGTCTGGATGAGCGTTGGTAACGCTGCAATCAGGACCGGGAGGGCCGCGAAGATCCCATCCACGAGGCCCTGCAGGAGCTGGAGGCCGGACTCGATCAGCATCGGAGCATTCTCCACGAGAGCTGTCGTGATCGCTGTGATCATCTGAGCGACAGCGGGCAAGAGCACCGGCAGCGCATCCGAGAGGCCCTTGACCAAGGCCGGGACGATCTTCCCGAACGCAGTCGACAGCTGTGGCATCGACTGGGTGATGGCATTGATGACCATCGTAATTACATTCGTGCCGGTCGCGAGGGCCTCGGGGAGGGCTCGCGCGATCTGCTCGCCGTAGACCGAGATCATCACAGGCAGGCCGCGCAGAGCTGTGCTGATCTGGCCGATCAGCTCAACGCCTCCTTGCTGGACGATCGCACCGATACCAGCGAAAGCCGCAGCAGCCAAGCCGCCGAAAGACAAGAATTTCAGCATGCGGCCGGGAGCAAAAGCCCCGCCGATCTTCCCAAGGGAATCGCTAATCTTCGGCGCAATGCCTGACATTTTGGAGCCGAGACCATCAAAAGCCGCACCAAGAGGCGCGAAAGCAGCGTGCACGCGGCCAGCGATCGGCGCGAGAGGCCCTGTGATCTTCCCGCCGATCGACGACGCGACACCACCGATACGAGAGACCGAGGGAGCCATCCGCGCCGCTACCGTGTCAAAAGCGAGGCCGGTCGTCGCAGCTGAGCGCATCACGGTTGTCTTCAGGACGCCCATGCCGGAGGCCAGTTTCCCATTAGCCGCTGTGAGTGCGGAGCCGAGGCGCGTGCCTCCGAAAAGCGTGTCGAAGAATCCATCGGAGACGCCGGTCAGCTCGAAGCGAGCTGCGGTGACCCGCTTGGACATTTGTCCGAAAGCGCCGGTCACTTCACCGGGCAGATCCTTCAGAGAGCCAAGAGTCTTGGCCGCGTCAGGGATGCCCTTCGCGAAGTCTCCGATCGATCCCGCGCTTTTACCTAGCGCGCTGTCGAGGCCTCCGAAGAAGCCTGCGATTTGCTGAAAGTTCTTCAGACCAGCGCCCGCAGCGAGCATGGCTCCGAAGCCGCCAGTGACGGCCTCGAGCTGCCCCTTAAGGCTCTTGATGTTGGTTTCGCCGCTCTTGACCGAATCCGCGAGGCGCTGGATCCAGCCCGCAGCGCTCTGCGCCGCCGGAGCCAACTTCTCCCCCAACTGAGGTACAAGACCATCGGCGACCGCGTTAATCAGCTCGGTCATCGGCTTCTTGACTTCTTTGAGAGAGCCGGTCAGCTCTTTATTCAGCGAGGCCTCTAAGTTGCCCCACGCGCCCTCAAACGTCGTCGCCGATTGAGCCGCCTGGATAGCAACCTCGTCAAAGCCGAGCTGAGTGATCGCCTTGTTGAAATCCTCGGCAGAGATCTTGCCCTTGGCCATCGCGTCGCGGAAATCCCCGGTGTACGCGCCCATGTCCTTGAGCGCGGCCATGATCTTTCCAGCGCCACCGGGGATTGCGTTGGCGATCTGGTTCCAGTCCTGAGTCATCAAGCGACCGGCTGCATTGACCTGAACCATCGCATAGCCGAAGGCTGCGAATTCATTCTTACCGCCGCCAGCCGCCGCGGTCAGGTTGCCCGCAGCCTCGGCCAATTTGTCGAAGCCTTTGACGCCGTTCGCTGCGAGCTTCGACGTCATCGACTGGATGTCTTGCAAGTCGTAGATCGTCTTATCGGCGTAGGTCTGCGCAGCCGACGTCAGATCCTTGATCTTCCCCGGATCAACGCCAGCAAACTTCAACGTGTTCTGGAATTTATCGGTGGCGTCCGAAGCCTTGATCGCTTCTGGGATGTAGGCTCCGAGGGCCGCACCAAGACCGCCGACAGCCGCGCCGACCGCGCCGAGACCGAGCTTCCCGATCGTCTCAAGAGCTCCGCCCACGCCGCGAGTGAGGGACTCGCCGAGGTGCGAGCCCCACGAGGAGGTGGCCCCAGTGACATCCACGCTGCCCAATTCTTTTGCGATTTCGCTTTTCATCCCGTTGAAAGACGGGACGACGTTGAGCCATGCGCTTCCGAGGTCTGCTCCGGCTTCTGCCACTGGACTCCACCCTCTCTAATATTTATTTCTTCACTGCTGTCTCTTCCGTATCGACCGCGGTCCGCGGCAGAGACAGATAAGCTTCGATAGCCTCCGGAGAGACCTCTTCGACGGCCTCTGCCGTCTTGCGCGCACCAACGTGTGGGCGTGGAATCGGCTTCGGAGCATTCTTGCCTTTAGCCGCATCCTTAGTCTTCGACCACAGAAGCGTCATCAAGACGTCGGCTTGGTGGGCCTCGAGGTGCTCTGATACGCCCCACTCCCAATCCGGATTGGCCGCGCGGTACGTCCACGATTCAGGCTGGCGAGCTATCACACTCGCCAGCCTGACCGCAGTTCCGTAGTCGAAAGCCCTCCACGATTGCTGGAAGAAACGGATGAAATCCGCCTCCAGCTCATCCGGATAATTGAGGACTAATCCTGCGAAGACTGCGATTTTGGGGCCGCGAGCTGCATCGCCTTCATGAAGAATTCAGATGCGGCCTCGACGGAGACTCGACCGCCTTTATCGCGCAGAGCGTCATAAATCTCATCGCGCTTCTTCTTAGAGCCTCCGGCCAGACGGAGCATGACCTTCGGGAAGACCAGCGGATTCCCGTCTTGGATCTCTCCGAGCTGCTCGAGAAGCTCCATGTCGTCGAATTGCTCAGGCTTGAGATTGAGCTTGACGCCCTTGATCGTGTGGACTGCCATGTGTGTCTGTCTTTCTGTGCGGGGGATTAATCAGAGATGGTGGTGGATCAGGCAGGCAGCGCGCCGCCGGAGACAGCTGCGATGTACTCGCGAGCGGTAGAGCCGTCGATCACAGCCGAGGGATACGCTGTGATGGTCGTTTCGTAACCGACTGCTTCACCTGCCTTGTAGACGACGTCGCCGACCTCGGTCACCTGACCGTCAGGGATGACGATTCGCTTGATGTATCCGCCTGCCATGATCATCTCGATCACGAAGACACGGTGAGGCATATCCTTGGCATTGTGATCGACGGTCACGAGCTTATTGCCCGAGGTCACCTTCACGTTTTCCTGTCCGTAGACCTCCTTGAGGACGTCAGGATCAAGAGACTGGATAAAGGTCAGCTGGAAGGTCTCCTTGCGACCAGTGCCGACGGAGAGGACAGTATCTCCACCCCACTCCTTGATATCTTCACTGTCCTTTTCGTTACCGTTGGTGAGGCCGTCTTCTGAAACGTAGCCGAGCTTGACGAAAGCAGAATTCAGCGTCGCTGCCGCGTCGGCAGGGATCGCAGTGCCTAGAGGTGCAGACGAGACCGCTCCGCCCTTTTGAGGCTTAGCAGTAGTGACGAGACCGGAATTTGGCTGTGCCATATGATTGTTTCCTTTCTAAAAAGGGTGAAAAACTGTGTGAGAGAAAGAGAGGAGGATCAGAGGTGATCCCAATCCATCGGAGGAGGAGGAGGAGGAGGCGCAGCCGTCGGCTGCGCCGTATTAAAGAGAACCGCGTGGACAGTCAGCTGGAATCGTTGACTCCGACTGTCAGGATCCGCGAAATCATACATAGATTCGACCCTCGCGTCGGCGACCTCCGGAGCGACCTGCGGCCAGCCATCAATCGCAGCAGCGGCCTGCTGAGCGAGACCCGCAGCCTCGGCTTTCGACGGTGCCCACGCCTGCACCGCGAAAGTCGGCGAATCCGAGAAAGCGTCGATTTTTCCGCCTGTACGCTCGATTGATACGAGTTTGCCAGTCCATGAGACCGGAACTTGCGTTACGACTTGCACCTGTGGAAGATAGCTTCCCAGCCACTCACGCAGGAGCGCGGTTGAATCCATCTTGTTAGACCCTTCCTGCTCCGACTGCCTTTAGAAGCGTGTTTTCCTTGCGGTTGCGTCGTCGTGCCTCGAAAGTCTTAGCCTTGACGACGCCGTGCGGACGCCTCTTGCCTTGCTTGAGATCGAAAACGAAGCCCGGGCCTGCAGCTCGGGCGATCGCTTCGCCTGCGCGGACGACTGCGGGAGTCGCGAGCTCACGCAAAGCAGCATTATTCAGCTCGATCTTCACCTGATTACCCATAGCGTCACCCTTCTACGAGACGGACCGTGACCGGGCGATTCCACGCGCCGGGGACGTTCTCATCGGTATAGGGCTGCGGATCCCCTACGACCGCGTACATCGTCCCGCGGACGGCTAGACGAGTCGCCCGCAAAGACCCTGTAAAAGTCTTCGGGAAATGAAGAATCAGCGTGACCGAGTCCCCGTCCGGGCGCATGCCCGGCTCGAGATCCGCGGTCCCCGACGGAGCGACCAGAACATTCTCGATGACGCGCTGTGCGCTGTACTCGACGCTCGGCACGCCGTATGAATCGTCTGGCCCTTTGAGCGGCGCGAAAAGCGTTACCTGTTCTCCCCGGATCATTGCTTCCCGCCGATCGTCTGAACCGACACGAAGCGACTCGTGTGGATCCCGAGGCGCTTTCGATGAAGCCGAGTGAACGACAGACTCCCCGCCGGGCTGGACAGCGTGTAAGACTGGCTGTACGGACCGCCGGTCATTGTGGCCTGCGTGACGCCGGGGATGACGCCGCCTGCCTGCTGACGCGCCGAGTAATTGACCATGTCGCAGACGACGTCCGTCAAAGTGTCGGCGCGGATCTTGCCCGCGGCACGCTCGGCATACACGTCGATACCCGCGTATGCCAGCTCGTCGCGCACGATCCGAGAGGCCCGCTGGAGCTGCGCGGTGATCGTCGCACGATCAGACGCAGGCACAGCCCCATACATAGCCTCGTAGTCGGAGAGGGAGGCAAACCCCTCCACAGATTGACTTTCTGGATTTGGCACTTGCCTCCCCCTCCTATCTATTAGCCTTCAGCCGGAACCTCAGCCGCGAGCGCGATGCCGTAGTCGTCGCCGAGTTCGTCGATGACGGTTTGTGCGGTTTCGGGGTCGGTTTCGGCGCGTCCGTCGTGGAATTCGACGCGCGGGAACGTGATGAGCAGTTCCGGGTGGTCCGGGCAGGTGAGTGTGGTCATGGGTGTCTTCTTAGCCATGTTTTTCCTTCTTTCTGATCAGCCCTGTGCGACGGTGAGGACGCCGTGTGCCTTTTCGTTGCCGTAGATGAGGCCGGTCTCGCAGTAGAGCTGGACCTTGTCGGCGGAGCCGGTCTTTGCGAGAGGCTCGGCGAAGACGTGACCCTTACCGGGGACTTCGAGGAAGGCGGGCTTGAGCTGCTCGAGGGATGCGACGACTAGCTTGTCGACCGGCATGTATCGGTTGAGCATGATGTTGCAGGTGCCGAAGTCAGTTTCGATGGTCTGGAGGTTGACGCCACCGACGTTGCGATCGGACTGACGGAAATTGGCGTCCTTAATGAAGATACGAGAGAGAGCGCGCTTGAGGGGCGCGTTGACGATGATTGTGCAGGTCTCGGACTCTTGGATACCGCCAGCGGCCCAGACCTTTTGCATGAGGTCGAGGACTTCATCCTCGGTGAGCTGCGAGGCCTTGTGGGTCGAGGTCGCGGTGTTGGTGGTGAGCGCGGAGATCAGGCCGCGAGTCTTTCGCGGAGTCGCGTTGGTGGTCGGCTGAGCGAAGACGCCGGTCAAGAAAGACTTTTCGATATCGCGAGCGATCTCCTTGAGCTTCTGCTCGACCTGCCATGCCAGCTCGTCGGCGGGCACAGTGCCGGTGGTCACCTGAGTTGCGCCGGTACCGGAGCCAACCTGACGGGTCGCGCCGAGCTTCGTGTAAGACACTGCGACAGCTTCCTGATGGATTTCGAGGACGTTGAATGCTGAGAAGCGAGCGCGGGCTTCGAGCGCGGTGGCGTCTGCGCCTTCGGTGCGCTGACGAGTAGCATCAGCATCGCGCAGATCGTAGCCTTCCCACGTGAAGACCGTGGAGCCGACGGATTCGCCGCCGGTCAGGCCACCGATCGCGGAAAGCAGAGGCGTGTCCTCGGGAGACGCGCTGAAAAGCTCGCCGACGTAGTTCGGGCAATTGTAAGTGGTTGCCATTTCAGAGATGGTTGCCATGAAAGGAACTCCTTAAAGAAGAGAATGTGTTGATGGGATGGTTAGGAGCGTCCGAGCTGCGCGAGCTTGATCGCCTTCAAGCGGGACGACTCCTTGAAATCTCCGGCCTTCTGCGCGGCAAGAATCTGATCGTCGATCGACAGATTCGCCGGGCGTGCAGGGAAGCTTCCTGCGCCGGAGTCTGAAAGCTTCGGAACCACAGGCGCGGCTGATTCTCCGCGCCATTCTGCGAGGCGCTTCGCGTACTCTGCGATTTCCTCGTCGGTATCTCCGCGGATCAGATCCGCCGGGACGCCATACTCTGACGCGGCGGCTGCGATCTTCTCGGCGCGCTCGGCAGCACGCTGGAGATCGGCGACTTGAGTGCGCAGATCCTCGATCGTCGTATCCGATGCCTTGATCAGATCGGTCAGTGACTCGACCTGCTTGCGGTCGGCCTTGGCACGTCGTTCCCACTGTCGGGCGTGAGCTTTCCAGTCTTCGGGAGCTTCGGCGTCGCCTGCCGGTGCTTCTGCCGAGGCCTCGGCCTTCGCATCGGTTTCCGTAGAGTCGGCCTGCGTAGATTCAGCAGCGTCGGTTGCTGCCTGCGCAGCTTCGACAGTCTTTTCATCAGCAGGTCCCTGTGCGGTGGTTCCTACGAACATTTTGGTTTTCCTTCCATGCGGATGGGTATAAGAAAACCCGCTCCTATGCAGGTGCGGGTGGCATGAGAAAACCCCACTCGCAAGTCGCGGTGGGGTTTATCTGTTTACTGAGATAGCGCGGTTACGCTACTGATTTTTGCTTGAGCGCGAGTCCTTCGTCGATCAGGACCGTCTCATTCCCGCGTCTTTTCGGTAGGAGACTCAATTAGCACTCCGGTCACTCGCCCCTCGATCACGACGCGCCTAATGTCGTCGATCACTCCGTGCTCGCGCAAAAACGTCTCTGCCGCCTGCATGACTCCCTCAGCCTTTTCACCAGCAGGCCCCTGTGCGGTGGTTCCTACGAACATTTTGGTTTTCCTTCCATGCGGATGGGTATAAGAAAACCCGCTCCTATGCAGGTGCGGGTGGCATGAGAAAACCCCACTCGCAAGTCGCGGTGGGGTTTAGGGTTGGTTCAGTTAGCTATGCAGCAGCAGCGGCATTTTGAGCTGCAAAGCCCGCGCGGAGTTCTTCGAGTTCAAGCTCAAAAGCTCCGGCATACTCGTCATTAAAAGCAGCGAGACGGTCAATCCAATCTTGATTAACTCGCTTGTGCTCGACAAGCGCAGCGACTGCGCCCTCTACGTCCGGGCCGTCGTATTCGAGCATCTCTAAGAAGACAGGAATATACTCGCGGTCGTCTAACGCTTCCAAAAGCGCGACCACGTCGAGGACAAACTTTGTTGGGGTGTCACGCGATTCCATAGACGAAGTATACCCTATCTAGTCGCTCTGATTGGATAGATACTCTTAATTTTGCCGCGCTTAACTCCGTCGTAGGAGTAGACGACTGCGATCTTGATTCCGTCGTGCTCTCCTACGAGTTTGGCGCCCTTCGGACCGGTTGGTGTTATTCCCGATCGCAGCAGCTCTTCAGCCGCTTGCAGGATATGCGTTTCGTCCCACGACTTGGGGAATTCGCTTCCGTCAAACCTCCACCCGTATCCGTGCAAGTGCCCTCCGCCGCCCTTTGTGCCATAAAGGATGTGACGCAAGGTCATTGCCCGAATTTCAGGTAAGTCTTCCGGCCACTCTTGCGGAGCTTGGGTCATAGCGCGCGGAGGGATGAGCCGCTTTTCCCTGTCTTTCGGCTGCTGTTTAAGCGCTGCGATCGCGCTCTTACGGTCTGCTTCAAGAGTATGCCGTTGGAGAGTCCCATCTCTAGAAGCGTTAGGGACAGGATGCCCGTCGCTGGCTTCTTTCGCAAAGAGCATACGTATACGCGCCGCGATGCTCTTTTCATCGCCAAGAGCACCCTCCAAAAGAAGGTCTTCCTTAGCTGCCTGATACATCGCCTCGTAGCCGTGCGGATTATATCCTCGAATCAGCGGATTGCTCGACCACGAAGGCACGATCTGGCAGTCGCAATCGCTGTGCGACCGCGTAAACCGTGCCGTTTCCTCGTTCTTGTAGATGAATCCTCTACCCGCCCACATGATGCACCACGCGCACGTCGTCGCACCTGTCGGCACACGAGCGTATCGCGGCTCAGACGGATCACGACGCGCAAGCGAAGCCCCTGTCTCCCGACCCGCGCTAGTTACGAGCTGCTTAGCGCGCTGCTGGAGGATCTTCACCGCTATCGCTCGGCCTCGCTGGTCGATCGCCGCGACCGCCTCTTCGATTACACGTGTCGTCTTGGGATACTCAATGAGGTTCGCGGGGATCTCCGGAGAATACTGCGCGGTGATGCCAGCTGCCGTACGCGCGTCCTCATACCACTCGACAGCAGCCGAGGCAGCCATTTCTGCATGCTCTTCGACAAGACGGGGATAAAGCTCAAGCAGCGTCTCCCTCAGAGTATCTGTATCGAGAGCCTCCAGACTTTCCCAAAGCTGCCCCACACGATCGGACGCGATCCTAGCAGCCTCACGATTGGCAGCGGCCAGCTTTTTCACATCCCCGATATCCACCCGCCACCACCCCTAAAATTTTTCTACTTTTCTTCCAGCATCTTCGTGTCCGCCTCGGGAAGACGCAGCGAGACCGGAACTGCGCCGGTGAGTTTCACGCCGGGGATGCCGAGTACCTCGAGAGCCGAATTCGGATCGACCCCGGCTCGGACAGCGACGCCGAGAGCGTCGAAAGCGGATTTAGCCTGCTCGGTGGTCAGGCCTCCCGAGACGGGAGCAGGAGCCTCGACTGCGGGAGCGGGCGCATCGCTGGTCTGTGCAGGCCGCGAGGACTGCAAGCGCTCGAGCAGGCCCGAGGCCTCAGCGCGACGCTTGTCAGACATGAGGCGCGCGATTTGCGATGAGCTGTATCCAAGTTCCTCGAGGATCACCGGGGAAGACGCGAGCCACGGCATAGCCGCGACTTGCTTCACGATCGCGTCAGATTGAGAGACGATCGACGGATGAGCCGGGTCTCCCCAGCGGGTCGCGAGCGTGCGGATACCGTCGGGTGCCTCGTCGAGGCCGTCGCGAAGCATGACCGCGTGCATATAAATACGGTTGAGCGCGCCGTCGTAGACGCGCTGCGCATTTTTCGCTTTGATGACAAGCTCTTCTTTGGCCGCGTACAAAGCCTCCGCCGAGGAGGGATTATCCTGCACGACACCAAGAGACGACACCGGGAGGCAGGAGACTCCCGCGAGTTCAGTCGCCAAGGCTCGCATTTGCTCGGTGAAAGGCTGAGACGACTGTTGAGGCAAGACAGTGACCTTCGGGCCTTCCGGTTCCTCACCATTAGAAATGGTCTTGACGGTGCCGAGCTTCCAATCCCACGATCGCAAATCGTCGATGAGATCGGAGTCGACGCCGGAGAGGAGGATTCCCGGAGCAGTGAAAAGCTCCGTCGCCAACTCCTCACGCAGAACAGTGCGCATCGCCCGCTGCGTAATACTCATAACGTCGCGGGAGATCCGCGAGCGCCCAAGAGGTCGATCGAGGGACGGCTCGAAAGGCAGAGCCTCCATCATTGGCGCGCCGATGCCATGAAGCTCGGCGTGTACAACCTCCCAATGACCCGCAGGGAAGGGCACGATGACGTAGGTCGAATCAACCGTATAAAGCGTCATGCGCGTTGGTCGGCCCGCATCATCGACATCATCAATTGTCAGACCGTAGGAGAGACGTCGACGTACCCGATCCCAGAGACCCGTCGCCCAGTCTGCCGAGTGCCCCTGAATGATCACAGGAGGCTCTCCCGGTCCTACGCCCTGGCGCAGCGTGAGGAAAGCGACGGAGTGCGTGAGGCTCGAGGGGATCGTCTGCGCGATTTCCAGGTCGAAGCTCGTCTCCGCGAGTAGATCATTGATCCCGAAAGGATTCTCCTCGCCGCCTGCAGCGGTGACTCCGTCCCAGATGAGGAGGTCAGAGAGACCGAAGACGACTTTCCGCGGCCATCCGATGACAGCGCCGAGCTGCTCGACCATGTCGTCGGGCACAGCAATATTCAGATTGTCCGGACGCACGATCCCGTCCAAATACGCCTGCCGGAGCCGGTTCCGTGGTTGCTTCACGCGCCAAAGCTCGATCAACTGTCCGAGGGCTTCAAGCTCTGGACCCGTGAGCCCTAGCACGTTCGGTGTGGGGAAAGCGACGGGAGTCGCGATCATAAACTTTTTCGCTGTCACAAAGCCCTCGCTTTCTTACCGGGTCGACGCTTGGTTGTCTTTGCTGCTAGAACGGCTGCTGACGCTGCCTCGAGAGGTGTGTCGTCGCCGTCTGGAGTGGATGCTTCCCATCCCCACGAGCCATCGCGCGAACGAATCTTCTTGTCACAGACGGCCACGGAGCTGTTGAGTGCGTCTTCTGGATCGCCCTCGGGATGAGTAATACGCCCATCTCGCAGTCCCTCGAAAAGCAGCGAGCAGCTTTGGAAGTACTCTTTTGTCGTCATGATGTGGACGATGCGCTTGGAGACGCCGCGTGCTTCGAGAGCATCCGCCAAGGCGAGCGCGCCGGAGCCGCCGACGATATTGATTTGTGCGGCTCGGTCCTTGCGATCGGCGAGCCATGAGGCCACGGCTGAGACTCCGTCATCGGTTGCGCCTGTATAGGTGTCGATGACGTTGATGTGGAATTTGGCGTCGATGCCCTTGCCGGTCTTCAGGGCGCCTGCGAGGGCTTGGCGCTTCCCGTCGGCGCTGAAAGCCACAGCGAAACTGCGGATGCCGTCGGCGGGAGCGTCGGCGGTTGACGCGGTCCATGTCGTCGGGTCGATCGCTCGAGAAGCTCCCGCGTGCGCAGGCCACATCCCCAAGCGTTCGCGAGCAAAGCCCTCATCTGAGAGCGTTTGTCGCTCTAGCTCGATGAAAGCCTTCTTGATTCGGCCAGCCACGAAGCCCGGATTCGTCGCCTTCCACAGCTCGACGTCATCGAGATTCACCGGAGCGTCCGGATCTGGACTCCACTCATGCCAGCAGAGCGCGCCGGGATGATCCGATAAAGCTTGATCGCGGATGCGAGCAAAGATCGCTCCATTCGCATTCGGCCCGGGCACGGTGCCCGTGTAGATGACCTGTGAATTCCCGAGATGACCGGCAGAGCCGGTTGACGTGAGGGCTTCGAGAGCATCCTCGGTCAGTTCCTGCGCCTCGTCGAGGACGATGAGGTCGGCGGTAAAACCACGGCCCGAAGATTTCGAGCGGGCGATGACACGCAGAGAGCCTCCGTGCCAGCCCTTCTCCGGATCATTCTTCAAGATGATGGCCTCTTGGCCGTTCACATTGCGGACTTGCTCAACCATCGCGTTCAGCTCGGGATACCGGGCATTCTCATCATTGGCTTTGACGCCAAAAAACTCCTTGAAACGCCGGTAATGAGCCTGAGCGGTCTTGACCTCATGGGCCGAGTGCAAGATGTTCTCGCCGAGGAGGACGAGGCCGAAAAGCTCACGCATCTCCAAAAGCGCATTCTTGCCATTTTGGCGAGACAGCGACAGACCTGCGATCGGGTGCTTCCACTCGTCTCGGCCATTAGCAGCGAGCCAATCCTCGAGCACTAGATCCTGCCAAGCATCCGGGGTCAGCCCAAATTGCGAGGCAAAGTCCCCCGCGAGTTGCCCGAAGCTTTTAGCCCGACGATCGGCGGCGACGCGGAGCCGAGGAGCCTGAGCGCTGTTTAGCCAATCGTTCTTGGAAATTGACAACAGCGCTGCCCTCCTCCACTGCTTCCGCTTCTGCCTGTGGTTTCTGGACGCCTGCGATGTCGGTAATTAGCGCCCTGGCCTCACGCACCAAAGATGCGCGCTGACCAGCGTCGGCATATTCGATCGAGGTGAGCGTGGTTTCAAGGAGACGGAGGCGCGCTTCTTGGGGATCGAAAGCAGGCTTAGGAGCTTCGGCTTTTTTCTTCTTCGCCAACCCAAAACACCCCCAAATCCCAATAAATAAGCCAAAAGGCCGCGAGCGCCCACCTGAGATACCCCACAGACGCCCCACGCGATCGCGTATCGACCGTTCAGGCCCTTCGACCATTTTTCGAGGTCAAGGCCCAAAATAACGGGGGGGTATTCCGCTATACCTCGTGGGGGCTAGTCCGAGGTGGGGGG